CGTTTGTTTTCAAGCGCCGGTACTCCGACGCGCAGGTCGCGATGGTCACGCAGCGTGACCACCCGACCTACACCTCCCTCTCGAAGATCCAGGGCCTCGGCGGCCAGGACTTCGTCTACGCCGTGGTCACCGGCAACCCGCAGGGCGTTGCCAACACGTACGCCGATGCCGTAACCGCCGTCGAGGTGCTCAAGGGCGAGCAGTTCGTCGCGACCGACGTGCTCAAGTACGGATACATCACGCTCGATGGCCCGTCGATCAATCGCTACAAGGCGAACAACGCGGCCTTCATCAACTTCATCACCGGCCACACCGACGGCGTCCTGACGACGCTCGGCGACGAGGCAGCGTTCGATATCTTCCGCGACGGCTCGGGCAAGCGTGGCCGCCGCGCGTCGATCTCGGGCAACACGGTGACGCTGACCGATGCGGCCGACGTCCACAACTTCCGCCGCGGCATGACCCTCATCGCCGCGACCGGGGCGACCGGCACCGGCGCGCGCATCGGCTCGACCAAGGTCACCCAGATCATCCGGTCGGCGAAGAAGATCGTCCTCGCCGACGCGTCGCAGATCGCATCGTTCTCGGACAACGACTACCTGTTCCGGCTCGGCCAAACCGCGACGAACGGGATCCAGGGAATGGGCGCGTGCACCCCGCTGGTCACGCCGGTGTCCGGCGTCCTGTTCCGGAACGTCGATCGCGCGAATGACACCGAGGCACTCGCCGGCACGCGCATCGACGATGTGACCGTGCTGCCCGAGGACCAGATCGGCGACCTCGCGGTGCAGGTCTCGCTCGTCGGCAAGCGGCTCGAGCGCGCCGTCGTCTACCCGACGGTGTTCCAGTCGATGGTCAAGCGCCTCGGCGCCAAGGTCAGCTACGTCAACCCCGAGAGCAAGGCGCGCGTCGGCTTCCAAACGATCATGATCGACGCGGCCGGCTACACGATCGAGGTGATGGCCGACCCCGACGTCGTGCCGACCGAGATCCGCGCGTTCAAGAACGACGCGCACAACATCATGTACCTCGGCTCGTCGGTGGTTCACCTGATCCGCGACGACGGCAACTTGCCGCTGCGCATCGGCGACGCGGACGGCCTCGCGTACCGCGCGCGCCTGCAGGCGAACTACATGCAACCCGACCAGGCGTCGCACGGCGTCGCCACGTTCCAGGCGTAGCCACCGGCGCGCCACCACCACCCCAACTCCACACGATGGCGCCGCCGCCGGCGCCCGAGAAAAGCGAAACGGACAATGACGAACGACATCACGAACAAGGCAATGTGGGTCCCGGGAACTCGCGCGACGCCGCAGCCCGTGCCCGGCGACGGCGCGCTGATCGGCGTGCGCGGCAACCGCTACGGCGAGCTGTTCAACGTCCCGATGGGGCGGTGGCGCTACCACGCCGCCGACGAGGGCACGTACTTCACCGCGCACAACGCGACGAACGACGCCGCGACCACGCTGGCCGGTCACGCCGCGCCGGTGCTCGTCGACGCCGATGCGACGATGACCAAGCCGTTCATCCACCTCGCGAACGGCGACGCGGCGACGAGCAAGCTGCGCTGCTACCTCGACTTCATCGAGATCGAGGTCATCACCGCCGGCGCGAACGGCACCGCGGACAGCTGGGCCGACGCGCTCGACACCGGCAACACCCGCATCACCACGCCGGGGACCGCGCTCACCAAGGTCAATCCGAACATGCAGTCGAGCGCGACCGCGGTGCTCGCGCCGACTGGCGGCCCGATCGTGGTCAGCGCCGAGAGCGCGCAGTCGCGCAACCTCGGATTCGGGCAGTTCCGGCCGTCGATCCAGATCGCCGGCGACAAGTACATGTTCGTGTTCGGCGCCGAGCCCGAGACGGCCGGCCTCGCCGGCGCGACCGCGACCATCAACCGTCACATCATCTGTCGGCCGCCCGTCATCCTGGGCCCGACCGACGTCTACATGCTGGCCCTGTACTCGCCGTCGCAGTCCGCGGCCGGCGTCTACAAGGTCCGCGTGGGCTGGCTGGAGCGCTGAGCCATGCAGTTCCAGCCCAGCCTGAGCAACGTGCACTACGAGCGGGTCATCCGGATCCGACTCCTCGGCACCGGCGCGGCCGACCCGACGGTCGAGTTCGGCCCGAGCATGACGGTCCTGCGCCAGGGGGTGGGCGTCCATCGCATCACCCTCGCCGAGGCCCGCGGCACGTTCATCGGCATCGGCGGCTACATCTTCGGCGCAGCGACGCCCGGCGATGTGAAGGGCCAGACGCTCACGCGCGACACGTGGGACGCGACGAACCGCCAGCTCGATATCGCGATCTGGAGCTCGGTGTTCGCGGCCGACGAGCTGAACGCCACCGAGTACCTCGATCTCACGCTCGTGTTTGCCGACACCAACAAGCCCTGACCGACCATGGCGCGCAATGTCCTCATGGGTACGCTCACCACCCGCGCTCGTCAGCGCTGGACGGGTGAGGGGGACAATTCGATCGATGTCACCGAGGTGAAGGCGCTGGTCTCGGAGTTCTACGCCGAGCTCCACGCCGTCGTGGCCGACAAGGGCGCGCGCTACTTCGAGACCGAGGCGACGCTCGACCTGCTCAACCTCGCCCTGCCGTCCGACCACATGACGACGATCGGGGTGGACCTCGTGTTGTCGGGCACGACGGGGCCGCGCCGCCCGGTGTGGGGCCCGATCGGCCCGGCGGATCGCACGTACGTCATCGGCCTCACCACTGGCGGCCCGGCGTGCTTCTTCGCGGAGGAAGGCGCGAACCTCGCGCTTTATCCGGGCCCGACGGTCGGCACGTACAAGCACCTGTACGTGCCCCAGCCGACCGATCTGGCGACGGCGGCCGACGCGACCGTCGTCGATACGATCAACATCTACGGCGAGCGCCTCATCCTGTGGGGCGTCGCCTCGGTGGCGCTGCACAAGGGCTCTGCCGCGCAGCAGCGGGCCATCGACGAGCACCAGCGGGCGCGTGGCGAGCTCGAGTACTGGGCCTGCCAGCGCTCGCTCGGGCAGCCGGTGTATCGCATCCCGGGCGACGTGCTCGAGGCGCTGCGCTGCGGGCGGTGGTGGCGATGACGCTGAAGGCGCTCGCGGGCGTCCGACTTGCTGACCCGCTTGCCGAGCGCGCGCGGGACACGCACGCGCAGGCCATCACCGAGCTGCAGCAGCAGCCCGGCGTTGGGCTGAAGATCCTCGGGGACTTCGAGGTCCCCGACACCGGCTCGGTGCTCGTGAATCACCCGCTCGGGCGCAATCCGAGCATGGTGGTCCTCTCTCCGCCGCGCGTCGAGTTCGGGGCGCCGATTCTTTTCACCGGCGGCATCGTGATTGACCTGACCGGGCCCGACGTCAACCGCGCAAAGCAGGTCCGGATCTTCGCGACCGGCTACGGTATCCCCGTCGTCGTGACCGTGGCGGTGATGTAGTGGCGTACGGGGGCCTCAACTGGCAGGTGATGAATCTGCCGCTCGCGGCGGGGCTGCAGCAGCGCACCGACGATCGGGCGCGGCCGCAGCCGTATCTCGACATCTGCCGCGATGTGCAGTTCGACGAGATCGGCGGCATTCAGACGCGGCTGCCGTACCTCGCGATGAACAACACGATCTTCGGAGGCGGCACGCTGTCGAACTGCCGACGCCTCGCCGTCGTGAACGGCGAGCTCTGCGTGTTCACCGACACACAGTTCTACTCGTGGAACGCGCAGCTTGCGACCTGGGTGCTGCGCGGGACGCACATGGCCGCGATGATCGATACCGCGCAGCGCTTCGCGCGGGCGACGGATCAGTTCTTCACTGACCGCGCCGAGCTCAATGGCACCGTGGTGTACGCGTGGTTCGAGCCCGACGGGTCACTGCTCGGCGGGGCCGTGTACGCCGCGGCGATGGACAAGGTGACCGAGTCGGTGCTGGTGACGTCGACGCTGGTCACTCCGTCGAGTGGCAGCAGCTTCAGCGTTCGGCTGGTGGCGCTCGCAACGAAGATCCTGATGCTCACCGAGGTCGGCGGCGCGAATCGAACGCTCGAGGTACGCGCTATCGACCCGGCGGCGCCGCTCACCGGTATCCAGTCGGTCGCCACCACCATCCTCGCGTCGGGTGTCTCCGGCGGCACGGGGTACGACGTCGTGCGCGTGCTCGGCGCGGACCAAGCCGTCGGCGCGGCGATCAGGGCGACGACCACTTCCTATTCGGTGTTCACGGTCACCGCCGGGCTCGTCGTGGCGGCGTCGACGAAGGCGCGAACGGCCGACGGCCGGATCGCGGTAGCGTCGCGCCCGTCGGCCGGCGCGCAGACGCACATCTTCCGCACCGTGAGCGGGACGACGCAGGTGCTCGGCGATGTGGTCACCACGAGCACGCTCGCGGACGTCGCCACTGGCCAGGTGATCGGGACATACACAGCCAACCCGAACCACCTGACCGCGTGCTACCGCTCCGCTCAGACGGCTGGCCACTTTGTGTGCCGGGCGTTCTGGACGGCGAACGAGTTCTCGGCGAACACCCCCGAGACCAAGAGCAATACCGTCGACGACGCGGGTACGATCGGCACGCAGGCGACGTTCGCGAATGGGCTCGGCATCGCCTCGCGCGCGTTCGACTACAGCGGCTCGGTCTACGTCAACACGATGTTCGCGCTGAACAGCCTGGCCTCGACCGCGGTCGGGGCCTCGCTGCAGAACACCTACTTCCTCTATCGCGAGGACGGCTCGCTAATCGGCAAGGCGCTCGCCGGCGTCGCCAGCGGATACGAGAACGTGGGCGTGCGGCCCGGCGTCGATCTCACCGGCCCGGCGATCTACTCGTGGGCCGGTGCGCGTCGGCGGACGCTCGAGGCGACCTCCGGCACGGCGCTACCGGAGGCGGGCGGCAACTCGTACGGATCCCGGACGCTCACCGACATCACGATCACGTTCGACACCAACGCTGCGCGACGGACTGCGCAGATCGGCCGCACGGGCTACATCACCGGGGCCGAGGTCCTGCAATACGACGGCGTCCGGCTCGTCGAGTGCGGCTTCAACACCTTCGCGTACTCGTTCGCCCCCGCGGACGCCGGCGTGACCGGCGGCGGTGCGGCGATGGCGGCCGGCACCTACGCGTACAAGCCGACGTTCTCGTACACCAATGCGCAGGGAGAGAAGGAGCGGTCGACCACGGCGGCGATCGCGACCGTGGCAATCGCCGCCGGCGCGAGCTCGATGTCCGCGGCGTCCGCCGACAGCGGGCCGCTATTCACGACCCGCAAGACGTCCCCGGCGCCCGCCTTCGAGGTCTGGCGCACGGTGGTCGATCCGCCGCCCGGCGACCCGCCGTTCTACCGGGTCAGCTCACAGGACCCGAGCGCGACCACCAACCCGAATCGGTACCTGCTGAGCTCGTCGCCAGTCCCGGCGTTCACCGACGAGCTGGCGGATACCGCCATCCTGTCCCGCGAGCAGAACCCCGAGGGCGGCGATGTGCTCGAGGTGCTCGCGCCGCCGCCGGCGACCATCATCATCGCGACCGAGGCGCGGCTCTTCCTCGCGGGCGTCGCCGGCGACCCGGATCGGGTGTGGCCATCGCGCGAGCGCGGCGACGGCGAGATTGCCTCGTTCCATGACTCGCTGCCGATCGACATCCCCGGGCCCGGCGGGGATATCACCGCGATCTGGTTTCAGGACGAGATCCTCTACGTCGCGCGCGAGACGGCGCTCTACGCGCTCCCCGGGCGCGGCCGCGACAACCAGGGGCAGGGCAGCGGCTACGGGCCGGCGCGGATCGTGTCGGCCGACATCGGTGCCATCAGCCAGGAGTCGGTTGTGCTCACGCCGCACGGCACGCTCTTTCAGAGCCGCAAGGGCTGGCAGCTGCTCGATCGGAGCGGCTCGGCGGTGCTCTACGTCGGCGGCGCCGTCTTCGACTTCGAGACCGAAACGGTGCTCGCGACGAGCATCGCCGAGACGCAGCATCACGTTCGCATCCTCACGAACCAGCGCGTGATCCTGTGGGCGTACCCCCGCGAAGGCGCCGCGGGCGGCTCGTATCCGCAGCAGATGGCGGCCGGCGGCCAGTGGGGCGAGTGGACGAACGGCGACGGCGTGCACGCCTGCATGTGGCAGGGGTCGCACGTCATCCTGACCGCGACCGGGCCGAAGATTCAGCAGACCTCCTACTCGGCGCTGACCTACGGGCTCGACGTCGAAGAGACATGGATCAAGCTGGCCGACCTGCAGGGCGCGGCGCGCGTCCGCAAGATCCAGCCGCTCGGCGAGTACCGCAGCGCGTTCCTGCTGCGGATGCGCGTCGCCTACAACTACGATCCGACATACGTCGATGACGTCGTGTGGACGCCGACGCCCGCGGTGGTCGGCGGCGCACTGCAGATGGCACACGGCCCCAAGCGGCCAGCCTGTCAGGCCATCAAGGTCCGCATCACCGCGGTCACCGACGCCGTGCGCGCGCGACTCCTGACCGCGAGCATGTCGCCGACCGTGCCGACGTCCGGCGCGGCGTGGACGTCGACCTGGACCGCGGCGAGCGCCCTGCCCGGCGAGGCCGGTAACGCGCTGACGATGACGGTCTCCGCGATCGCCTTCACCGCGGTCGAGGCGCCCGGGCTTCCGCTGGAGATGCCGTTCGACCTCATCTCGGAGACCGGGGCGGTCATCGTGAACGACAACGCGACCTGGTCGCCCGCGAGCTCGAGCTGGGTCGCGGCACCGAACAACATCGGCGTCCTGGTCGCGGGCTCGCTGACGGTCTCGGATCTCGAGGCGGTGATCGCGGCCACCACGACGCTCGCCACGCTGACGGCGCCGGACGCGAGCCCGACCAAGACGGTCGATACCGCCACGCTGCTCGCGCTCGCGCAGGTCTCGACCGGGGCGTTCGCGGGCGGCGTGTACGGGGCGCCGACGGGCGAGGCGCTCAAGCTCACCGGCCTGGCGCTCGATGTCGGTATCGAGGGCGGGCTCTACCGGCGCCTCGCCAGGGAGCAGGCCGTATGACCGACAACTTCGTCGACCAGGATCTCGCCCTCCCCGACGACAAAATCAACACGTCTGGAAACGCCGATGCGCTGCCGAATCCGACGCGCAAGTGGTCGGCGAACGATGCCGACCGCGTGTTCTCCTCGCTGAGGGACCTCCGCACCGTGGCCCAGCGCGCGCCGCTGAACGTCAAGGCACGCGGCGCCGTCGGCGACGGCGTGCACGACGACTCGACCGCGATCCTGGCGACGATCGCTGAGGTCGCCGCCGATGGCGGCGGGACCGTCGACATGTCCGCGGGTACGTACCTGTCCAGCTCGCAGATCGTCGGCGCCGACGCCGTCCTGCTGCGCGGCGACCGGTTCGGGCGGACCGTCATCAGGGCGAGTAACACCTTCAACGCCGCGAGCCTGATCACGAATGCCTCGCATGATGGCACGCAGGAGTTCTTCGGCATCGAGGGCATCCTGATCGACGGCAATCAGGCCGGCGGCGCGGTGTGCTCGGTGGCCGTCGTCGACTTGGTCTCGCTGTTCATCAACAGCTATTTTCGCGACATCATCATCCTCAATGGGTCAGGCGTCGGGCTGCGCGTCGCAGCGACGAACGCGATGGGGCCGCTGCTATTCGAGAACGTGTGGCTCGCGAACAACGTCGGCCACAACCTGCTCTGCGAGGAAGTGGCCGGCAATTCAGGCGCCTGCGATGGCCTGTGCTTCGTCAACCTGACCAGCGAACACCAGGGAAGCGGGAAGTCCGCGATCTACCTCAAGGGGCTCGGCAGCTGCGCAGGGTGGAACTTCTTCAATACGCACGTCGAGCAGGGGCAGGTGGGGGCGACGACGCAGACCTGTATCACGATCGACGGCGTACCCGATGTCCTGTTCGATGGCGTCCAGCTGCTGACCGGAAACGTCGCGGCGATGACCGCAGGAATCGCGATCACGACAGCGGTCCAGAACGTGCGCATCCAGATCCGTGGTGTCACGAATGCGAATCTGATCAACCCAGTGATCGCCGACGCGAAAAACAGTGTCACGATCGGCGCGATCTCGCCGCCCTGGTACGTCACGCCCGAGGTCAACGTCCGCGGCGGACTGCGCTTCACGCCGGACAGCGCCGCAGCGGCCAAGAGCCTCGTGCTCCAGGATTCGGGTGGCGCCGATCGCGTGTGGGGCGACAAGAATGGGCGCCTCACCGGAGCGAGCGTGTTCGGTGCCGGGGTTGAGATCGTCAGCCCGGACAGTAACGAGCGCCCATTGGCCTTGACCAATCTGGCCTTGAATCAGCTCGTCGGCTGGGTGTTTCAGCCCGGCGGAGCGCTCAGGCTGCGCAACCTCACCAACGCCGTCGATGGCTACGAGTTGACCACGGCGGGGTTGATAAAGGTCATCCAGGCGCTGCAGGGGACCGGCGCCCGCGCCGCAGCGCCGAGCACGGGTACGCACATCGCCGGCGAGATCGTGCTCAACGCCGATCCTGTCGCCGGCGGCAAGGCCGGCTGGATCTGCGTCACCGGCGGGACGCCGGGTACATGGAAGGCGTTCGGGGCGATCGACGCATGAGGGACCTCAACCAGCGCCCGGCTGTGGCGCAGAAGGCAATGCCATGGGCGATCTAGGCAACGCAGCAGGCGGAGCGGCAAGCGGTGCGGCGGCGGGCGCCGTGCTGGGTCCGTACGGTGCCCTCGCCGGCGGGCTCGTCGGCGGCGCCATCGGCTATTTCAGCGGCGGCGATGACGACGCCGCGAAGGCCGAGGCGCTCCGCAAGCAGCTGCTCTACCAGCAGGCCGGAATGTCCGGCCAGTTCGCGGACAACGCCCAAGCCGGCTACGGCGCATACGGGCAGCAGGCCCAGCAGCCGCTGACCTACCTCCAGCGGACGGCACAGGGCGAGAACTCGGTGTCGTCCGAGCAGCTCCGCCAGGCGCTGCAGCAGAACGTCGCCGCGCAGCGCTCGCTCGCCGCCGGCGCATCGCCGCAGAACGCCGCGATGGCCGCGCGAACGGCCGCGATCCAGTCCGGTCGGCTCGGCGCAGGGCTCGCCGGGCAGCAGGCGGTCGCCGGGCTGCAAGAGCGCGCGCAGGCCAACCAGGCGTACGGCTCGCTGCTCGGGACACTGCGCGGGCAGGACCTCAACGCCGCGCTCTCCGCTCGGCAGAACGCCATGACCGGCTACGGCGCGAACAACGCGGGCGCGCCGCCGAAGAGCTGGATCGAGCAATACGGCCCCGCGATCCAGGGCGGTCTCAGCGCTTACGCGGCTTCGCAGAGGGGCAAGTAGTAGATGGCCGATCCGGCGCTCTACGGCGACGCCGCCGGCGGGTTGCCGCCGGATGCGGCCGACCTCGCGTCGTTGCAGTACCCGTGGAGCGTCCCGCCGGCTCTGGCGCTTCAGCCCGGGCTTGGCATCCCAGCCGCCGCGCTCGGTCCGCCCACGCAAGACGAGCTCGCCGCGCACGCGATGGCCGCGCTGGCCCAGCCGGCGCCGCCCGAGCAGCAGGCCGCGCCGCCACCGGAGTCGCCGCCGTACGCCGGTCCGCCGCTCTCCGTCGCTGGGCCAGCTGGCCCGCCGGCGTTCGGCCCGCCGGCGCCGACCGTCGCGCAGCTCCCCGACTTCACGGTCTCGACCGAGCGCCAACCGTCGGAGGCCGAGGCGCTCGCCGGCGACCCGCTGCGCACGCAGCCCGGTGCGCAGGGTCCCATCGGCCAGCTCGCGCCGACGCAGATCCTCAGCGACGAGGAGGCCGGCCGCGCGATCGCGAACCTGCCGCCCGAGAAACAGGCCGAGGTCCGCGCGAAGCTCGACGCCGCCAAGGCCGAGGACTTCGCGACGAAGCTCGTCGAGGCGTCCACGGCCAACCGGGTGCGCGCGCAGGAGGATGCGGACCGCTACCAGAAGGCGACGGAAGCCGCCGCCCAGAAGGCGGCCGAGCTCGAGCACGACTACAAGGCGCTCGCGGCCACGACGATCGACACGTCGGGGCGCATGGGGACCGGCCAGCGCATCGCCGGCATCCTCGCCGCGACGATCGGCGGGCTCGTGTCGGGCAGAACTGGCGGCCCCAATCAGGGCATGCTGATGCTGCAGCACACGATCGATCAGGACGTCGAGGCCCAGAAGGCCGACCTGGCGAATCGCCGCGGCATCCTGGGCGCGCGCCAGGGCGCGGTCAGCGAGATGTTTGCCCGCTCGGGCGACATGTACCGCGCACAGGAGACCGCGCGCGCGGCCGCGTGGGAGACCACGATCCAGCAGCTGCAGGCCGAGCAGATGAAGTTCGACCCGCGCGGCACGACGTCGATGCGGATCGCCGACACGATCACGCAGGCGCGCGGGCTACAGCAGGCCGGGCTTCGCGCCTACGGGCAGCAGCAGTTCAAGAACTACCTTGACCTCTCCAAGGAGAGCCGCGAGGGCCAGCTGGCGCAGAGCACGATCGGCAAGAACGCATCCGAGGTCACGAAGAACAACGCCGAGTCGGCGAAGCTCTACTCGAAGCTCGGCGGCGGGGGCGGCGGCGGGCCGGGCGCCGCGGGTACCGGCTACCAGGTCGCGACGGGCTTCTATAACCCGTTCATGCATCCCGACGAGCCGGGCGCCGCGGTCATGGGCAAGCGCCAGATCGGCGGCAAGGGCGAGGACGCCAAGGAGCGCAAGGGCGTCCAGGACCAGCTCGATGTCTACGCGGGCGTCAATGACTACTACGGCAAGCTCGCCGACATCGGCCGGCGCATTGGCAACGCCAAGTCGCTCGGCGAGTCGATCTGGTCGGCGCGCAAGGGCACGCTCGGCGCCGAGTACGACAACGCGCGCGAGGCGCTCATGGTCTACCTGACCAAGCAGCTCGGCGACAAGCTCACGCAGGGCCAGCTCGAGGCGCAGCAGCATCGCATCCCCGAGCGTGCATCCGTGTTCGAGACTCGCGATCCCGGCAAGCAGATCCAGGACGCCCTCATCGACGCCGATCGCGACTTCGGCCGCTCGATGTCCGTCGTGGGCATCGACGCCGATCCGGTCGTGAAGATCGCCCAGCGCCAGCGTGCGGTGGTGCAGGCGTCCTCCACGCAGGAGCTCGACGCTGCGCAGGCTGCCGCGGCCGCGCACCCCGAGAACAAGGACGCGCAGTCGGCGCTCGCGGCCGCCTCGCAGCGCGTGCACGACGAGACCGCCGCCACGCAGAAGCGGCAGCAGGACGTCGCGACGGTGCGCGACCTGCCGCCGCCGCCCGCGCCGCTGCCCGAGCTCGACGGCCGGCCCGTCGCCGAGGCTGCCGCCGTCAAGGAGGCGAACCGGGCCAACCTTCGGTTCACGCAGCTCCTGCAGCGGTTCCACACCGCGGCGGGTGACACCTCGTACCGCAAGGGCCTCAAGCCCGGCGAGGTCGCGGCCGCCGACGCAGCGGACACCACGAAGCTCGGCAGCCTCGCCGGCGAGGTCCTCGACGCCCAGGTACTCGCCGAGCAGCAGCGCACGAAGGCCGCCGGCGAGATCCGCAGGCATGAGATCGCCGATCGCGCCAAGGCCGCTGGCATTGACCCCGACGAGGCGCTCCGCCGCGCGCGCCTAGGGCTACCGATCGGCGACGAGCAGCCGACGGCGCCGCTGGTGCAGCAGCCGGAACCGAACCCCCTCGCGCCGAACGCGTCCTATCTGCCCGGCGCCGATCCGTTCGGCCCGCCGGTGAACAGCTCGCAGGCGGTGTTCCCGCCGCCCCGAGCCAAGCCGAAGAAGAAGGGGCGGTAGATGCCGGGCTACGTCTCGTTGACCAACCGGACGACGGGCAAGGAGGAACTCGTCGACGCGGACCAGGTCCCGGCCGCGGTCGCCTCGGGCAAGTACCTCGACCCCGGCGCGGTGGCCGTCAACCGCGGGATGGCGCGGTACACGACGCCCGACGTCGCCGCGCGCGAACAGACGGTGGCGCCCGTCGTCGACCCGGCGCAGGCCGCGCTCCAGCAGGGCCACGACATCCGCGAGCGCGAGAACACTGGCGCGCTGGCGACCGCGAAGGCGGTGGTGGGCGGTGGCGCGAGCGGCCTCTCGTTCGGCGCCCTCAATCCGTTCGAGGACGCGCAGGAATTCAACCCGATCGCGTCGGGCGTCGGCCAGGTCGCCGGCGCGCTGGCCCCGGCGTTCGTCGGCGACCTCGGGGGGCTGCTCGGCGCCGGCCGCGAAGCGGCGCTCGCTGACGACGCGCTGACCGCCGAGCGCGCCGCGGCGGGGCTGCCGTCCAAGGCGCTCTACGCCGGCGAGACCGCGGCCGGCACCGTCGAGGGCGACCTGACGCGCGCGGGCAAGGCGATCACCGCTGGCGCCGAACGCCCGCCGCCGGTCCGTATCCCGACCGCGGCGCCCATCGGCCCGCCGCTCGAGGAGCTCGACCTGGCCGGACTCAAGACGGCGCGCGAGAGCGAGCTCGACGCGATCAGGGCGGCGCAGGCGCCGGAGCGCCAGGGGCTGGTCAATGACCTCGCCGCCGCGCGCAAGGCGACCGTGGAGGAGAAGCCGTGGATCGCCACCGCGAACGGCAAGACGCGCGAGGTGCGCGAGATCGGGAAGCTCACCCTCGACGCCGACAAGCGCATCGACGTGCTGCTCAAGAATCCCGTCGAGCTCGCGGAGAAGCCCGAGCGCGTGCTGAGCGCGCTGCGGCAGCAGGAGCACGCGCTGTCCAAGTTGCTGAGCTGGGGCGAGACCGAGGTGGGTGACTACCTCGAAGCGCGCTCGGCCGCGCCCGAGACTATCCGCGCCGAGATCATGGCCGGCAAGGTCAAGGGCTACGTGCCCGACGCGCTCAGCCAGCGTGGCGTCGAGGCGGCCGTCGAGCGCGTGTTCGCGGAGCGCTACGGCACCGAGATGGCGCTGCCGACCAACCTCAAGGTGCTGAACACCGTGCCCGGCGCGGTCGAGCGCAACAAGGCCCTGCAGTCCCGCGTGGTCGACCTGATCGCCGAGCCGAGCTCCGACCGGCTGCAGGCGATCGACGCGATGCTCGCCGACCGCGCGGCGCCGCACGAGGCCTCGTTCGGTGAGAAGGCGCTGCACGCCGTCGCGCCCTACCTGGGGCCGGTCGGCGCGATCGCGGAGAAGGCCTACGCTGGGCTCCGCCGCGTCATCGGCGCCGGCGCAAAGGCCACCGCGCACGCAGCGAACTCGTTCATCGAGGCAGCCGTCGCCGCGGCGCCGAAGGTCGCACCGACGCTCGGCGTGCTGTCGACCCGCGCGCTCGCCGGCGTGGCGTTCGCGGCGCCGGCCGCAGCGCTCGCCGCTGGCAGCTCGCCGCCGCCCGTGGCCGGCAAGAAGGCAGGCGCTGGCGTCGGGGTCCCGGCCAAGGCCGCCGACCTCGAGGCGCTCTACCAGCAGCGCACGGCCGAGATCCGGTCGCAGACGATGTATGGCCCCGGCGGCGTGCCGGTGATGCGGCCCGAGGCGCGGCAGATGATGGCCGCCCAGCTCGCAGCGATCCGCGCGACGTCGCCGATGCTCGCCGACCGGATCGAGACCGTCGGCGCGCGGCGCATGGAGTACCTGGCGGGCATCATGCCGCACCTGCCCGACTACGGCGTGATGCAGCTCGGCCCCGATCGCCGCCGCATCCCCGACCTGCAGATGCGCTCGTTCGCGCGCTCGGTGGCCGCCGTCGAGGATCCGCATGCGGCGCTCGCGCGCGTCGCCGGCGGCAACTTCGTGCCCGAGGACGCCAACGCGATCCGTGCGGTCTACCCCGAGCTCCTCGCCGACTTCACGCAGCAGATCGTCGCGAAGCTGCCGACCCTGCAGAAGACGCTGCCCTACAAGCGCCGGCTCGCGCTCTCGATGCTGACCGGCGTGCCCGTCGACGTCGCGATGACGCCTGCGGTGCTGCGCGAGATCCAGGGCATGTACGCGGCCGAGCCGGGCACCGCCGGCGGTACGCAGGCGCCGGTCGCGCAGGCGCAGTTCGGAAGCGTGCAGCGGACCGACCCCGGAACGCCGGCTCAGCGCCGGGAAGGACTGACGACATGAGCCAGACCGAGAAACAGACCGAGCCGATGTTGTTCAAGGGCTCGATCCCGACGAGCACCACGAAGTACATCGAGCTCCCCATCCGCGAGGTCGGCGGGAACAGGTACCTCGGCGCGCACGTCGGGTGGCTCGACGCGACGAGCTCGGCGACGATCACGGTCGAGCTCACCAGCTACCGACACGTCGCGGTGCCCGTCGCCGGTAGCGCGTGGGAGTGGGTCGACTCCGGGCTCACGTTCACCGGGCCGGCCGCGAGCGCCGCCGGCGGGCTCCTCATCAACATCGAGAACATCCGCCAGGAACGCGCGCGCCTGAAGATCGTCACGGCCGCGGTCTCGACGTTCGACATCCGGGACGGCACGCGTGAGCCTGTTTAGCGGACTTCGCTCGGGGCTGCGCAGCGGCCTGCAGTCCGGTCTCAATCCCGGGCTGACGGCCAACTTTCTCGCCATGGGCGTCGGCCAGTCGAACATGCCGGGATTCACCGACTACGCGCGCGCGGGCACGGCGACCGTGGAGCACTCGGGCACCGGCCAGTCCGCCGGTGACCCCGCGCTCGGCCTCGGCGTGGCGTTCCCCGCGTGCGGCTTCCTGCAGCACTGGCAGGCCGCGGGCAGCAATCCGCTGAACATGATCGTGGTCGGCCCCAAGTCGCTGCAGAACTACGCAGCCGCCGGGCAGGTGGATAACACGGGGCTCGCGAACGGCCTCGGCCGCGCGCTCGTGCGATACGGCCTCTACACCGCACCAGCAATCGGCATCTGCGGCGTCGGCTCGACGAGCCTCAATAGCCAATGGGCGAAGTCGAGCGGTTACCCGGGATCGGGCGAGACGCTCTACAACCACATGATCGCGTTCGGCCGGGCGTTGATGAACGCCTACGGTCGCCCGATCGATTTGCTCATCGACTACTTGAGCGAGACGGACTCGCAGGCGATCGGCGCGGCGACCGCGCAGGCCGACCGCACGACGTGGTGGGCGAACATCCGCGCCGACCTTGGCCTGCCGAGCCTCAAGATCCTCACGATCATCATCAACTCGGAGTGGGACTCGACGCCGTTCACGACGGCGACCTATCAGACCGCGCAGATCGCGGCGGCGGCCGCTGACGGCAACGCGACCACGATCGACCCGTCGTGCTACCCACTCGACCACTACCCGCACTACCTCGCTGCCGACTACGCCGCGCTCGGCGAGATGATCGCGATCCAGCTCCGCGACCAGCTCCAGCCCGGCAAGTCCATCAACCTCGGCTCGGGCCCGGCGCCGTGGTTCCAGGGCAGTCACGGCGCGTTCAGCGCCAACAGCGGCACCGGCGGCAACCTGTGTACCGCGCGGCCGCGCGGCTACGTACACCCCGAGGTCGGCGACATCGAGATCCTGGTAGCGCAGAGCAGCCCGAGCACGGGCACGAACGTGACGCTCACGACTGCGGCTGGCTTCGCCGCGCTGATCGCTCAGACGCGCTCGATCAACGGCGGCGCCGAGCGCTCGATCACGGTGTGGTCGCGGACGATCGACCAGACGATGCTCGATGCGCGCACCGCCGGCGCCGATGGCGTCAAGCGTGGCCCGGTCGCGACGCCGGTGATCGACAACAACCTCAACACGCTCAACAACGCGTTCATCTTCTGCGTGCGCGGCAGCTCGGGCATCACGGTGACGCCGGTGACCGGGACCGCCGCGAGCGGGACGACGGTGACGATCCCGACGATCACCACGACGAGCAACAACTCGCTCGTGATGTTGATCGGCCTCTGTAACCAGGCGCTCGGCTCGCCGGGCACGCGCTTCGTGAACGCCAACATCCAGGGCATCACCGTGCAGCGAGACGGGCAGCAAAACCCCGGCGCAGGCGTCATCAACTACGCAATGGCGACCGGGACCGTGGCGGTCGCCGGCGCGCTCGGCTCGACCGTGTGCACGTTTGGCAACGGGGCGATCAACAGCGTCAACGTCGGCGCCGCGATCGTGTTCAACCCATGAGCGCCGACGAGGACGATACCGACCGCTGGCGCAACCCCAAGCGTGCGCAGACCAGTGACGATCGCGCGCTGGCCTCTCGTCGCGATCGCTCGTTCAAGCCGCGCGGCGTGCCGATCGTCAAGCCCAAGGATCCCGACATCACCGATGCGTTCGAGATGCTCGAGCGTGAGCCGGACGACGAGGCGCGGGCCATCGTGCAGCGGTCGCGACGCAACAGCGGCGATCCGGCGACGGTCGATGACCTGGCCAAGGTGTTCGTGGCGCTCTACAGGGAGCGCTCGGCGAACGAGCAGCGCAACAAGGACGCCGAGGCCGTGCTGGCGGGCCCGCACAAGGCGCAGCGCTCGACCCGCCGCCACCTGATCGCGGCCATTATCGCCGCCGCCACTTCGATCGCAGGTGCGATCACCGGTGCGGCGATGACCCGCCACGGCGAGCCGGCCGGCGAGCGCCAGCAGCTGCAGCACGAGATCGACCGGCTCGATACCGAGCTCCGCGAAATCCGCTCCCTGCTCGGGCGTCGCTCCGAGCTCGGCCCCCAACCGACGAAAGGACCCCGACCATGACCGACATCGCTCCTCCGACCCCCGTCAAGCCAGGCTGGCAGACCACCGAATTTTGGATGAAGCTCGCCGCGATCGCGCTCACGGCGCTCTTCGCGAGCGGCATCATCCCGACCACTGGAACGGCGGCGAGCGTCGCCGCTATCGCCGCGACCATGCTGGGTGCGCTCGGCTACACCGTGAGCCGATCGCTCGTGAAGGCGTCGGGCGCGGCGCTCCTGCTCGTGGTGGCGCTCGCTGGCGGCGCGACGTCGCTGACCGCCTGCGCGGCCGCGTCGAGCGCTGCGAGCTCGGCCAAGGCCGCCATTGTCGACTGCGTGCACGCGGACCAGGCGCCGATCGAGGCTCTGCTGGTCCAGCTCGGCGCCGACGCGGTGACGTTCGCGCTCCGCGGCGCCGTCGACTGGTCGGCGCTCGAGGCCGAGGCCGAGACCCAGGGCGTCGTGGTCGGCGGGTGCGCGTTCAGCCAGTTCGCGCACGGCAAGCCGAGCTCGACGCCAGGCGTCGCGGTCAGCGCGCTGTCGACCCCACCGGCGCCGCCCGATCCGGCGGCAGCGGCGCTCGAGCGGTTCCGCGCGGCGCACGGCGGGGTGAAGTGGCAGACCGGGGCCGGGGTGCTGTGACGCCGGCGCCGCGCCCCTGCTCGCCGATCGCCGCCGTGACGGTCGCGCGCTCGCTGGTCGGCTCGGGCGTGTACTGGCTCGGGACGGGCGACTTCGACACGCCGGTCGGTGGCAGGAGCGACTGCTTCGGCTTCGCGTTCTGTCGCTGCTACGGCGTCAAGCGCCACCGGCCGGGCTTCAACGTCGGCGACTGGGCGAGCGTGACCGACGACCTGAACTGCAACAGCGCGATCGAGGACGCCGACCACCACCGCGAGCTATTCGTGCGCGTCATCTCGGGCCCGCCGCGGATCGGCGACCTGCTCGCCTACCCGACGTTCCACCTGCCCGGCCACGACAAGCCGTGGATCGGGCACATCGCGATCGTGGTCGGCGCCGACCGGCTGCTGGAGTGGGACTGGGCGCGGCCGACGTGGAGCTTCCTCGACGTCGCGCAGTGCGCAGGGCCCGACGGCCGGAGCCCCGGCATCATCGCGAGCTCGGCGCACCATTGGGACGAGCACGACCACGACTGGCCGAAGTTCGAGCACCGGACCGCGCTGCTACGCGTCGTGCCGTAGACTTCGCGGGTGCCGTGCTGCCAGCCAGGCGCCCTGTGCGAGCGCTGCTACGGCCGCGAGCTGGCCGTGAAGGGGCGCCAGGCCGACGTGGTCGGGCAGTGCTGGGCCGAGCGGACGGCCCGGCGCGCCGAGCACCGCGGCCGCGTCAGCTGGCCGGACGACGAGCGGGCGCTGGCGATCGCCGAGCGGTTGGTCGCCCAGCTGGCGCCCGACCCGCGGCTCCGCGTCGAGCTCGCCAAGGCCTGCGTCGCCGGCGCCGCGGCGTGGTGGGGGCGCAGGCCGGCAAGATACCGAGCCCCGTGACGTTACCAGGTCAACCACTTGACCGTGCGGGGGAATCGGGCAAGCTGGGAAGCAAGCGCGACCGCAGGTAGCCGGATTGTCTGATACTTCATGGGGCTTGAGGTGCTAGTGGGTAACACCGTGGGGGTTCGAGTCCCCCTTCGCGCACAACAAAATCAGTTCGTTGGCGGCTCGGTCGCCGGCGAGTCGGTCGGCTGGGAACCGGGCTGGGAACCCCGGAGCACGGCGAGTACCCGCCGCGTCCGGGCGTTATCCTCTTCGCCCGGGGCGAAGTAGTGGGCGCGTGTCACGGCCGGGCTGGAGTGGCCCATCGAGCGGGCGATGTCATCGACCCGGACGCCCATCTCGAGCGCCAGAGTCGCATGGAGCCCACGCAGCCCTTGCGGCGTGACCCGCGGAACCCCGGCGACCGCGCACAGCCGCACAACGTGATGGTGAAGCCAGGAGCGCGTCACGTTGCCCCAGAGCCGATCGGTCGGCGCACGCCCGGCGGTCCGCCCGGCCAGCCGCTCCTGCATCACCGGCGGGATGGCTAGCGTCCGCACACCCGCCGCCGTCTTGGACCGTGTCACCCACAGCACGCGGCACTCGTCGTCAACGTCGCGGACGATCCGGTCGGTGACCTCGGAGGCGCGCAGGCCGAGCAGCAGGGCTAGCGCCGCCGCGTCGCCTGCGGCGGTTCCCTCCTCGAGGGCCGCCGTGACGAACCGGCGCGCCTCGTCGATCCGCAGCTGCGGTCGCCCCCTCGACTTCCGGCCGACGCGCACGATCTCGGCGAACGGATTCGCTCGCAGCCAGCCCCGCTTGGCGCACCACACACCGAATTGCTTGGCAGCCACGAGCTCGCCGTGATGGGTGTCGACCTTCGTCATCGCAACGCGCCGGGCGTACGCGGCCGCCGCAATCGTCGGGGTCAGCCGCCAGAGCGGCGCCTCGCCCTTGGTCTCGAGCTCGAGCAGCGCTGTCAGTCGGTGCTCGAACGTGCGCTCGGTCGATGCGCGCAATCCGCGAGCACGCAGGCTGAGCACGAACGCGGCGACCGCGTGGCTCACCGTGCGCCCTTCCGCCTGCCGCTCGGCTTCGTCTCGGAATCGCTGCGCGGCCTGGCGCGACGCAAACGACTCCATGAGGCGCCGGCCGTCTGCGCCAACGAGGACGACGCGCCATCGCTGTCCGTGTTTGTATGGTCCATGAACTCGCTCCGTTCTTTCTCGGTGCACTGGTCATCTCCTTGGACCAGCCCGCCGATTCCCGATCGCGAGCCTGATCCGGATTGCAGTCGCCGCGCAACCGCCTCGGCGATCGCCTCGATGTCCTCGGGGTGCAGGCGCGCGGTCACGTCAGCATTCGTCGCCGCACGGGTAGATCGTCGCCCAGCACTCCGCGGTGCCATCGGGGTAGAGCGCGCAGCCGATGGCGAGCCGCGAGCCGTTCCATACGATGTTCACCGCGCAGGCGATCTGCTGGTCGTTGGCGTGGCAGGCCAGGGCGCTCAGGTACGTCGCGCCCGGGTAGTGGTCTGGCGCCTGGATCCAGTTCTGCGTCCTCTGCGCCGGGGTCGGCGGTGGCGGACAGCGGGGCGCTAAGTTGTCGCCGTCGCCGTCAGCGACGATCGGATCGGACACACACGTCGTCGATGCGGCGGCCAGCGACGACGTCGTCGGCTCCACTGCGCATGCGGTCACCGTCACGATTGCGAACACGATCACGAATGCTCTGAACATTGCCTGTCTCCCTGTCTGGTTGTTGTTCACCACGGCCGCCAGTGCCGTGCGTCCCACGCCGCCGCCCCGATGCCACTGATGAAGATCGCGCCGACCACCCACCACCCGAGGTACTCGCCGATCGCATAGAGGAGCGCGGCGCCGGCGATCAGCGTGACGACGGCGCGACCGGCCGCCGCCAGCTCGTCCCGATTCAGCACGTGCACTCGTCCTCCGGCCAGCTGTTGAGCGACGCGAGCCTGATCCGCAGCAGCGCCTGATGGACCGACGCGGCCGAGATGCCGAATCGCTCGGCACAGTCTCGGATGGTCAGCCCGCCGCCCTGCTTGTAGAGGACCGCCGCCTTGTACGAGAGCGATGCCGTGCCGCGTGGCTTCCGCATCACGGCTCCTTGCCGACGGGCAGGAAGGGCCCGCGCCCTCGGGGCACGTCCGGGCAGTCGAAGCGGTGCAGCACACTCGACTGACAGCAGACCCGCCAGCTCTCGATGCGTTCCTGCGCTGGCATGTCGCGCTGGCGATGCGGTTGGACCTGGGCCGTCACCCGTCCCCCTTGGCGGTGTCGCTCAGCTGCGCGTGGAGCTGCGCGTGATCGACGAGCCCCTTCTGGCAGGCCTCGCACCGGCCGAGGTGCTCGCGGAATCGCTCAGCCCGTGAGGGGTCGAGCTCGCCGTCGTGGAACCGCATCAGGTCGCCGCAGCGCAGCGCCTCGACCTCGCGACCGAGTGCCTGGATGCGCCGCTCGAGCTCGTTGTCGCGCTGGTGCTGGGCGAAGATGCCTTGCTCAATGCGCGAGAGCGTATCCTCGGCCGACTCGACGCACCCAAGCCCGAAGGCCTCGTCGGCGATGGTGACCATGCGCGCCACCAGCTCGTCGTGCCTCGCGGCGAACTCGATGGCATCGCGGGTCAGCCCGGTGATGCGCAGCTTGTCCTCGTCGCGCAGTCGCCGCATCTCGCGCCAGCTCGAAAACCAGAACGCGCTCGACTTGGCCTCGTGCTCGAGGTCGGTCGGGTCGACCGCGAGCGTCGCGCGCAGGTCGGCCAGCTCCTTGCCGTGCGACTCGGCGAGCCGGAGCGCGGTCTGGGCGCGGGTCTGCCAGGAGATGGACAGGTTGCGCGCGGCCTCGAGCTGGGCGTGCAGCTCGGTGACGAGGCCCGGGTCGATGGAATCGCCGCTCATCGCGCGCGCCTCCACCGGCTGGCACCCACGACGTACTCGCCCTCGAGGCCCGCGTTGAACGCCGCGAGGAACGGGCCGGCCTTCAGCTGCCAGAAGAGATCGAGCCGGCGATGGCGGAGCGGCTTGCGGCGATGGATGCCGATGCCGACCGCGGTGCGGTCGACGGGCACGACGGGCTCGTGGCGGAATAGAACGGGCAGCATGTCAGTACCCCCTGAAGAAAGGGCCGAACACGTCCTTGACGAGTTTCTCGCCCTCGTAGCTCGCGAGCTTGGCCGTGAACTTCTCGACCATCGAAGTCGCGAGCGCGGCGGCGATCCCGCGGGCGGCGACGAGCACGGCCGCCTTGATCTCGTCGTGCTGGGCGGCGAGTTCCGCTCGTACCGTCGGCATCACTTCATCGACGATGTACTTCTTGACCTCGTCGGCGATCGCCTGCGCGGTCGTGTATTCGATGTTGCGGAGCGTCTGCTCTTGCAGCTTGGCGCCGATCTCCGCGGCCATCTGCGGGATCATCGCCACGACGCTCTCTTCGATGCTCGACATCACGCACCTCGCATGTAGAACAGCGTGATCGACAGACAGTGGAACTCGCTGTCACTCGACTGCGTGACCACCTTGTCGACGAGCCTCAGGTCGCGATGGCTGGCGAGCCAGTCGGTGACCTTGTCGCCGAGCCGGTCGCGCTCCTCGCGCTTCGTCGAAGTGAATACCTGCACTCCATTGAACTGGTCCATTGCCACTTACCTCCGTGCCGAGAGCTGGAATCGAACCAGCGTTTGCCGCGAGGGGTAGATGCGAATCGCTCCCCGCGGCCGCGTCACCTGCACGCCGTCTCAGCAGACACCGACGAGAGAGGGATTCGTCGGCGCTGGTGGGTTCACGCTGAATGCCCCAGCGTCCAGGTCCACCACCTGGCGGGCGCGCGTCGAGCTCTGGAGAACAACGCGCGCGCCACAACGAATCAGCGACAGCAGCCCGTGAAGCCCGAGGTCGGGACCATCACTCCTTCCGTCGTAAAGGAGGTGGTGTCGCAACCGGCCGCGACGGCGCCCAGGTCGACGGTTGCGAGCGTGCGGATGGACTCGGGCTTGAGCGCGAGCTTGCGTTCTTTCTTCTTCACGGTGTTCCTTCGGTGGTGACGGTTGGCGCGCCGGTCATCCAGTCCGGATCCGGCGTAACGGGCTCGGAGTCGAGGAGCTCCCACGGCTCGATGCGCTGCGAGTAGCCGCCCCACAGGTCGGTGGCCTCGTAGACCTGCAGCTTGTCGAGCCAGATCTCGCAGAGGCGCTCGCCTTGCTCGAGCGCGCTCGGCAGCACCTCGTAGACCTGGACGATGTACGGCGGCACGTTCTCGACCGCGACGATGTAGACCGACCTCGGCGCGCGGCCGCGCTCGTGGGCAATCGCGGCGCGCTGGTCGGCGAGCTGCGCGTGATAGCCCATCTTCTCTGCATCGCGCAGGAAGCGGAACGGCGCCGCACACCGCGTCGTCTTGAGCTCGATCAGCTTGTCATCGCCGCGCGCGTCGGGCGTCGACTGCCGAGCGCGGCCGTTCTGCGCCCAGATGATCGAGCGCTCGTGGATGACGTCGGGCGAGAACAGCAGCCGCTCGGCGTGGGCGTGCGCGTGGATGGCGTCGCAGATGCGGTTCGCCTGCGCCTGCTCGGCGATGCTCAGGATGACCTTGCCGGCGTGCTCGAGCTGGAACTCCTTCCACGCGTCGCCCGAGCGCGGTGCGATCTTGCTCGGGTTCTTCTTGGCCGGCTTGCGCCAGACCGCGAACGGCTTGCCGAAGAGGAACGCATGCACGCCGGAGCCGAGGCGCGACGCGAGCGAGTCCGGCGAGTCGCCCTGGAACGCGAGCATCGCGTGCGCACCCGACAGGCCGGCGGCGCGCATGTGGTGGAACCGAACCGGCAGCGTGCGCGGATCGACGAGCTTGCGACGCGGCGCCTCGAGCTCGGCCGGCGTGGGCTCGGCCTCGTCGTCCGCTGGCGCGTCCCAATCCTCGTGCGTGGTGGCGTACGGGTCGGTCATGACCGCGCCGCCTTCGCGGCCGCGCGATCGTCGAGCCATTCGAGTGCCTTCAGCACGGCGGTCCGATGTGCATCCGATCCGTCCTCCTCGCGGAAGAGCGTCCAGATCTCGCTGCGCACCGCCTGGGGCAGCGCGAACCAATGCGGCCGACAGCAGACCTGGTCGACGTGGTGCGACCCGGTACAGCCCAGCACCCGGCACTTCACGACTTGACCTCGCCCGCCGGGGGCACAGCGGCGGGCTTGCGCGGCCGCTCGGGCGCAATGCGGATCACGTCCATGTCCTCGACCTCGTCAGTGGTGGGGTCGCGCAGTCGCTTGTGGATCACAACGAGCGTGATCCAGCCGCGCCAGTCGCCCCAGTGGTCCGAGCCGCAGATGCTCGTGAGCGTCTTGGCCATCGTCGCGTTGAGCCCGAGCTTCTTGCTCTTGCCCTTGAACGCGATGTACAGCGTCTCTTTCTTGCCGCCCGGGTTCTTGATGATGCACTTGCCGCTGTCGACGATCTCGACGTCGGCCTTCGTGCCTGGCCCGCCGAGGTCCTCGGCGTAGAGGTACTCGGGGTCCATCCGCTTGATCACGGTCCTCCAGTGGGGTTTGCCGGCCGACATCAGTGGGTCTCCTCGTGATCGGTCTCGAAGTTGTCCACGGGCAGCGGGATGATCTGCGGCTCGGCCGGCACAGGCAGCTCGCGCAGCTCGACGCCGTGGCGGGCCAGCGCCTCGCGGATGTCGGCGCGGTTGTGGCGGCGGACGCGGGCGATCGCGCGCGGGGTCGCCGGCGGAAGGGCGCGAGGGGGCCGGTTGCCCACCAGGAAGCCGCTGCACCACGCTACGGTGAGGGCGGCCGCTGCAGCAATGACTGTCAGTACCAGCATCAGTGCGCCTCCCCTTCCGTCGGCTTGGCGTGCTTCGCGAGCACGCGCCCGACCAGGTGAATCACCTCTTCGTCGCGCGACTTGGCGCCGCCCGATACCCACGCCACGGCAGCGACGAACTCGTGGCCGTCGCCGGCGGGGACCGTGACGGCCACCCACCAGCCCGCGCGGCCGCCCAGGCGAGCGCCCCACGCCGTGACGTCGAGGCCGTCGCGGTGCTCGAGGTAGTAGGTCGAGCGTACCTGCGGACAGCCAACGTAGGCCTGCAGCTCGGCGAGCGTCACGGCGCACCATCCGGCAAGAGCAGCGCGGTCAGCTCGCCGCCGATCGAGCGGTGGGTGACGAGCCGCGCCTCGCAGCCCTCGTTCGCGCAGTCGATCCGCTCGCCGTGCGAGTCGGCCGGCGCGAACACCGGGCCGACGCAGAGCGGGCACTCAAGCGGCACGCTCGCGCATTCAATCGCGACGTTGAAGGCGCGGCGCTCGACCTCGCGCCGGCGGAACCGACGCGGATCGCGATCGCGGTCTCGTTCTCGCCGGCGCTCGGCGAGGTCGTCGCGGAAGATATCGTGATCGTCGGACGTCATGACGGGACGCCTCCGAGCTTCGAGGCGGCGTCGACGGCCTGCGCCCGCAGCGCCGGCATCACCTTGCGGGTCGCATCGAGCATCACGATCGAGGCGTTGAGCGTGTCGTTGGGGCCGTCGCTCTCCGCGATCGCCATCGCGAGGGCGCCGAGTAGCGCCGTGACGCGAGCGACGGCGGGTCGCTTGTCGCCCGCCGTGAGCTTGGTCGCCGCGCGGTACAGCTCGCGCGACTGCAGCATGCACTCGAGGGCCTCTGTCGTGACCGGCGGCGGGCTCACCTGCCACCGCCCGTCACGCGCGACCACAGGCGACGCAGCCAGCCCGGGCGCGAGAGCGGCGGCGGGAACAGGCCGGCGGCGACCTTGGCGCGCACCCTGTCCTGCCAGTCCGGGTCGGGCTGCGACGTCGACCCGACGAGGCGCAGCATGCTCTCGAGCCGGCGATCGCGGTAGGCCGGGAGGCCGTTGTCGCGGCGCACGATCGCGAGGCCCGCGAGGATCGGGGCCCAGAACTCCGCATCCGCCTCATCGCGAACCCGGGCGCTGATGCGATCCTGGTACGCGTCGAGATCGGCGGCCGTGAACTCGCGATAGGCGTCGAGCGTCATCTCGCCGACGCGGCCACGCAGAGACCGGTAGGTGCCGGTCCGGGCATTCGTGATCATGTAGGGCTCGGAGCCGATACCGAAGTACCAGCGGCCCTCGACGAGCCGGCTCACGAGCGCCTCCACCAGCGGACGATCCAGAGGACGCCGAGCGCGTAGCAGAACAGGGCGATGGGAAGCGCGTACGTCACGGGATGCCCCCGCGATCGCGCAGCTCGGCGATCCACGCGGTCGCAGCCGCGTCGGGGTCGTAGACCGGTAGCGGCTCGGTGGCCACGCGGTCAGGCGAGGTGCCGAGCTTGATGACCTTGGCGTGGCCGCGACGAGCGGTGCGCTTGACGCCAGGCAGCCGGCGCAGCGCGCGATCGAACGCGTCATCGTTCAGGCCGTCGGGTCCGTCGTCGAGACCCTTCATGGCGCCTCCAGGGCCGCATCGCGGAGGGCGTCAAGCGCGCGCTCGGCCTCATCGAGGGCGATACCGGCGAGGCGCTCGGCCTCGGACTCCGCCTTCTCCGCTGCGCGGCGGGCCTCGGTCGCACGCTCCTCGGCTTCGCGGGCCGTTTTCGCCGCGGCGCTGGCGCGACGGTACTCGGCCGCCGCTTCCTCGAGCCGGGTCACCTCAGGCCACCCGGTCGAGGTCAGCGCGGATGGGCGGGTTGGTCGCGAGGTAGGCCTCGAGCGAGCCCAGGGCGATACCGCCCCAGGTGACGGTGATCAGGTCGCGCGGGTACTCGGTGATCCGGCGCAGCGGGTGGTGATCGAGGTGGACCCCGACCGTGTGATCGGCGCCGACGTAGCGCACGGTCCCGGGCAGGCCGACCAGGCTGCGCACCGCGACGTGGCGCTCACAGAAGGCGACCGGGCGACCGCCAAGCTTGGCGACGAACACCGGAAATGTGGGCAGACGCAGGACAAGCGCGTAGACCGTCGGTCCACGCGAGGTGACGTTGTTCTCCATGCCTTGAGTAATACTCACGGCAGGGCGAGCGGTCAAGACTCAGATTTGAGTATCTCTCAAGTCGTCGTCCTCTTTCGGCGAACCGGGCGGCGGCGCTCGCGGGATCGACGCGCTCGCCGCGCGAGGACCTCTACAACCGCGGCGACCAACGCGAGCCCCTCAGCATCGCCATCCAGCCGCTCGCCGATGCTCTTTACCGCCGGTTGTAAAGGCCGCATTCGGATGCAGGCTCCCTCGGGGAGTCGGATCGCGCAAGCGGCATCCGCGAGATTTCCGCGGTAACACGTAAAACGAGGATCTAACGCCGTGCGCCCGCGAGCAGTTGCTCGACGAGATTGTCGACGAGCGCACGCTGGTCATTCGTGAGATCCGGCCACCGGTGATTGATGCGGCGCAGGATCTCGTCGTTCGACGTTTCCATTGAGGGCGGGGGCCAGCCGAGCTCGCGGTGAATCGCCGCGCGGAGCCGGCTGTTTTTGGTCCCGGATCGAAAGGCGACGGTCAGGGCGGATGGATCGCAGCCAATTCGCCTGGCCATTTCAGCCCTGCCGATCCCGGCCCGTTTCATCTCCGCTTTGACCTCGCGTCGCCACGCATCGTCGACGGGCCACGCCGTACCGGAGGGTCGCGTTTGCGGCGGCATCTGGGCGGGGTATTGGAACATGCGGTTCTTGAGAGGCAGTTGACAGATGCCGGTGAGATGTACTCAATGAGCCATGGACCTATCAATCCGGATTGCTGCCTGGCGCAAGGCCAAGGGCCTCTCGCAGGCGGCGCTCGCGATAGCTGCGGGTGTGACGGTGTCGTCGGTTTCCCACTGGGAGACCGGCGACTGGGCGCCATCTCAGGCGCACCTCGCCGCCATCATTGACCGGATGGGCCTGTCGATGGCCCGCTTCTATGGTCGCGTGCCGCGCTCGCGGGCGGCTGCGTGAACTGCTCGGGTACAACGGGCGCGACCGTAAGTCGCGTCAGTGAATCTCGCAAACTGCGCGGGTGCTCAGTTCGGTACGCAGATGCAGGCGTCCGGATTCGTGTCGAACGGCATGCGTACCTCGCGCTCGCCGCCGGCGCATTGCGACGCGGGCGGCGGCACGGCGAGGCCGCACCACTGACGGCACACACCCTCGAAGCACAGCCCGCCCCACCACCGACTGCAGAGCTGGATCGCGTCGGAGTCGCAAGCCTCGCCGATCGCGAGCTGGTACGCCGGTGTCGCCGGCGGATCGGCGCACGCGGTCAAGAGCGCCAGGGCAATCAGGGTCGGCCGCATCGATCGCCCCTAGTTCGGCCCGCAGCCGGCGGCGCGAATCGCTGCCGCGCGCAGGTCCTCGCAGGCGGTGAACGACGCCGCGCACGCCGAGGTAGTGACCTCGCCCGTCGCCTTGCTCCTCGCCAAGAAGCACGCGCCGTCAAGGTCGGCATGGCACACGCCGAAGACGGCGGCGCAGTCGTCGCTGCCGGCGTCTGGCGCTGGCGACATCGGCTCGCTCGCGCACCCCACGCTCAGCACAACCATCGCGATCCATCGCATGCGCCCAGCCTAAGGCCAGCGCGCGCCAACCGCAACGCGCCGCACTTCGCGGCAGCCAGGAGCAACCCGTGAGCGAACTATCTATCTCGAATCCCTCACTCGTTCGCGAGCTCCCCCGCGGCTTGCGGCTCGCCAAGGGAGCGCACAGCAACGCGGAGGACGGTATGTGTGCGATGGAGGCTGTCGCATGGGTCGCCGGCGAGCCGCACAGCGATCGCCCGCGGTGCGCTTCGCCGGTCCTCGGCGCGATCATGCGCGGACTCAATGACCGATTCACCGACGACGAACGCCAGCTGCTCGCACCGCTGATCCCACGGCTGGTCGGCACCCGGGCATCGGCCGACATCGAGCGCAAGCGCGCGTACGTGATGGTCGACGCGGCGATCCGCGAGTTCGCGCCGATGGGGCTCGATGCGGTGAAGTGGACCGACCTCGCGGATCGGATGCGCGCGATCGCTCCAATCGTCGACATGGCCAGTGCGCAGTCAGCACTCACGATCTGTCGCGAGATCCGGTCGGCGGCTTCTGGTAGGAGGGGGGGCGCCGACGCCTACGCCGCCGCCGACGCCTACGCCTACGCCGCCGCCGCCGCCTACGCCGCCTACGCCGCCGCCTACGCCTACGCCGACGCCTACGCCTACGCCGCCGCCGCCTACGCCGCCTACGCCGCCGCCTACGCCTACGCCTACGCCTACGCCTACGCCGCCGCCGCCGCCGCCGCCGCCGCCGACGCCGACGCCGACAAACTAAGTCCGGAAGAACGCGCGCGCATCCGCTCGCTCGCCCGCCGCCCGATCGTCGAGGCCACCGTGCGCGCCTACGGGCGCGCGATCGCCATCGTGGCCTAGTCATGGCCGGTGACGATCTCCAACGCCGAGCGCTCGCGTCCGACCTGGCGCGCCGGCTCCAGCTCGCGAGCCTCGACGAGCTCTGCCTGATCGACGCCGCGCTGACCGCGATCGAGCAGGCTCGCAGCCTCCAGTGGGAGCGCAGGATCGCGACGGGCCCGGGCGACGTCGACCGTCTCTTCCATATCGCGACACCCAGGCCATCGCGCGGTGTCGTCGAGACCGGGTGCCGCGGATCATGGGCATTCGGAGACATGGTCGAGCGGCAGCCCAGCGTGCCGGTGGCCGAGCGATGCCTCGAGTGCTGGCGCGCTGTCGCCGATCACCCGATCGCCGTTGGGCTGCTCGCCATTGTCGAGGATATCGTCGCGCGGGACATCGAGCGCGCGGAGCTACGAGAGGCCGCGCGGCGCGAGATGCTCGGCGAGGATCTCGCGATCGCGGTCGAGCCCGCGCCGGCCTTTGCCCTGAGTCGTCGCACGCCCGAGGCACGGCGCGAGTACATCATGAACGCCGCGCAGGCCGGCGCGATCACCATCGAGGTAGCCGAGCGGATGCTCGCAGCCGCCGATGCGTTCGACGCCGAGCTCACGCGCTCGAGCTCCGTCCCCGCACAGCTCGCGCTCGCGGACGTTGACCAGCGCGAGCCGCACGAGATCGAGGTCGACGAGACCGGAGGCGAGAGTGGCTAAGCGATCGAATCCGTCGCGCAGCGTGCCGCACGCAGCCCCGTTCGGCGGGGGGGCGTCGACGGTATGCGTAGCCGGTCGGACTTCGCGGGATCGAGCACGCGGCGCCTCGAGCGACGAACGCGGAAGCGCGCCGAGTGGGAGGCCGACACGATGAAGCGCGGCCGCATCGAGACCAACAACGGCGACACGATGCCCGATCGCACGCCGACCCCGAAGCCACCGCCGCTGCTGGTGCTCTACCAGGACCTCGAGGACTCGCCGGCGCCCGAGCCGGTCTACGGCCAGTATCCGCGCGGCCTCATCAAGAAGATCCTGCCGTGGCTGCGCTGCGAGCGGCGTGAGGTTCTGCACGTCTGCAGCGGATCGCTGCCGCGCGGCGAGGGGATCCGCGTCGACATCCGGCCCGCCGCGCGACCCGACGTCCTCGCCGACGGACGCGCGCTGCCGATTGCCAGCGGATCGATCGCCGCGGTGATGATCGACCCGCCGTACTGCGAGGAGTACGCCCTATCGCTGTACGGGGTCGAGTACGCCCGGCCGTCGCACCTGCTGCGCGAGGCCGCGCGCGTCGTGCGACCGGGCGGGCGGATCGCGATCGTCCACTACATCACGCCATCGCCGGCGGCTGGCACGCGGTTCGTCAAGGCGTTCGGCCTGTCGATCGGATTCGACGCGCCGATGCGCGCGGTGTCGATCTACGAGCGCGACCAGGCCGAGCTCGCACTAGGTGTAGCGTGAACCGCGACGCGCCCATGATGCGGCTCGAACTCGTGCCGATCTCGCGCGACGAGGCACAGGCCTTCGTGTCGCTCCACCACCGGACGCATGCGAAGCGGCCGCCGGGCTGGCGGTTCGGCGTCGGTGCCGCGTTCGACGCCGCGATCGTCGGCGTCGCGATGGTCAGCAACCCGAAGGCGCGCTTGCTCAATGACGGGTGGACCGTCGAGGTCGCGCGCGTGTGCGTGCTCGAGGGCTACCCGAACGCATGCTCGATGCTCTACGCCGCGTGCTGGCGCGCGGCTCGCGCGCTGGGCTTTCGCAGGCTGGTGACGTACACGCTGCCGAGCGAGGGCGGCGCGTCGCTGCGCGGCGCCGGCTACACGCTCGTGGGTGAGGCAGGCGGCGGCTCGTGGTCGCGCCGCGAGCGACCGCGCGTCGACGATCACCCCACGCAGAAGAAGCTCCGATGGGAGCGTGCCGCTTGACTTGGCAGTGGGCGTGCCTCGCGTGCAACGAGACGTGGAGCTCGACGAGCCCCGCGGCGCACGCGTGCGCACAACCGCTCGAGGGACTCCGCGCGTTCTGGACGCACCGACTGCGGTGGGCGCCGAACCTCCACGACAAACCCGAGGCGCAGATCCGCGCGCTGGTCTCGCGCCCCATCAACCGCGCGCTGCTCGTGGTGCTGCTCGGTGCATCGTGGGACCCGGCCGGCGACGATGGCGCGCGGCTGCCAATCAACAGCCCGCGGGAGCTCGCGCAGTGACCGCACCCGTGGGCGCGACGGTGCGGCTGTACGTCGACCTCGTCGCCGCGGTCGCGGTCGGCGACCTGATCGAGACGACCAGCGGCCGCCGCTACAACGTCGTGGACGTCCGAGTCCAGGCTCGCGGCAAGCACGCCGGCCGGCAGCACCTTCACTGCCTCGTGGTGGAGCCCGGATGGTTGCCCGACCCGCCCGTCGGCACGCTGCACACGATCCGGTGGTACGCGCGCACGCCGAGCCGAGGCAGGCGCTGATGGCCGGCCGCATCCGGACGATCAAGCCCGACCTCTTGGACCAAGAGCGGTTCGCGCAGCTCACTGACGCCGGCGTGCGGCTGTTCACGGGGTGCCTGGCATTGGTGGACGACGCGGGTGTGTGCCCGGCCGGCCCCACCTACTTGGGGGGCCGGATCTTCTACGCCAGGCCACGATCCCCCATCTCGATCGGCAAGCTGCTCGCCGAGCTCGAGCGCGCGCGGCTGGTCGATCTGTTCGTGGTGGACCTCGCTCACTACCTCGCGATCATAGGCTGGGCCGAAAAAGGGGCTCCAACCTACCAGCGGATCGACAAGCCGCAGGCGTCAAGATTTCCGCTACCTACGTCGGTTCGTTCGTGGAACGGAGTCGACGCTGGATCCGATCCGATCAGATCAGATCCGAAAGGGAGTGAGCCCGCGCGCGCGATCGCTGGTGTGGCACCAGGGCACGAACCACCACCACCACCACCACCACCACCAGTGACGCCAGTGGCTGCCCCGCGTCATGCAATTGTCCCCGCCGTGCCCCCGCCGGCGCCGTCACGCGAGGACACTGCGAGGACACACGCCGCGCCCTACGACCACACCGACGACCGCTCGCGCGGGCGGCTCGCTGAGGCGACCTACCAGCGCGTGAGCGACGCCCGGGTCGCGCTGGCCGTCGAGCTCCGGCTCCCCGCCCAGCTGCCGTTCCCGCCGGTCACTCCGAGCTCGAGAGGGCGCGCGTTCGTCGACTTGCTCGACCGCGTGCGCGAGGAGGGCCCCGGCGCACCGGCCGCGTGTGACCGCGTCGTCGCGAGCCTGATCGCTCAGGCGCGCGAGACTCGCGGGCCTGAGGCGCTCGAGTGGCTTTCGCAGAAGGCTTTCGGCTCCGGCGCGTGGGCGACTGCTCGAGAGCGCGTTCCAGGCGCGAAGCGATCGCGACCAGGCGCGAGGCCCGAGCCGGTCGCGGCGAGAGCGCCGGTGCCGACCGCGCGCGAGACCCGTGAGACCGCGCCCCTGCAGGTCTCGACGCTCACGCCCGAGGAGCGGATCGCGGCGGCTGCGGCGGACCGCGAGCTGCTCGCGCAGCTGCTCGGCGAGGCGCGCGCACCGCCGGCGAGCTCGAGTCCGACCCCCGACCAGCAACCCCAATCCCGACCAAAGGCAGCGACATGAATACCAAGTTCCGCAAGAAGCCAGTCGTCATCGAGGCATGGCAGTACGCAGGACCGGAATCGCACGACGCGATCGACATCGCGCGGTGGTGCGGCGGCGTGATTCGCGTCTCGACATCCGGCCCACCCGTGTTCGTCATCGCGACGCTGGAGGGCAATCACACCGCGAGTCCCGGCGACTGGATCATCCGCGGCGTCCAGGGCGAGTTCTACCCCTGCAAGCCGGACATTTTCGAGGCGACCTACGAGCCGGTCGAGGGCTAGCGTGACGCGTATCGACCTCGACGAGCTCGAGCGCAAGGCGAGGGCCGCGACGCCGGGCCCATGGCAGACGACGTCGGCCAAAGGCACCGGCGCAGACGAGCGCATCGAAACGACGGTGGAGACCGAGGAGATGCACCAGATCGCGGACGCCTACGACGGCACGCGATGGACCGACGCGATGTGCGAGGCCAACGCGAAGCACATTGCCGCAAACAGCCCACCCGTGACGCTCGCGCCGATCGCGCGGATCCGCGAGCTCGAGGAGGCGGTCGACGATGCGCTGAATTCAGGAATCTACTTGGCCTTCACCGACGACGGCATCGAGCGGCGGGCTTGGCTGCGTGAGCTCCTCGAGAAAGGCGCGGTGCTGGCGTGAAGTCCATCCCCGCCATCGTCGAGCCGCGCGACTGGACGGACTCCGGCATTGAGCTGGGCATTCCGCAGATCGCGTACGGAGGGTACGTCAATGCGGACTGGCCGAGCGAGGTCGTGCGAACGCACCGCGTGTACTTCGTGAGGGCCGGCGAGCCCGACGAGAATGACTACGCACCGGTCAAGATCGGATTCACCACCAATGTCGAGGAGCGGATGCGCCAATTGCAGACCGCCTGCCCGTCGAGGCTCACCGTTCTCGAGCTCGTGATCGGAACGCAGGTCATCGAGGCGTTCTTCCACCGGCTACTGCGCAAGCGGCGCATCCACGGCGAGTGGTACACGCTGAGCACCGACGACATCTCGTACGCGCACGCGCGACTCTGGGAAGAAGGGCTGTCCTGGTGGTGAAACCGATCGCAGCCATCGTCGAGGGGCAGCACCAGCAGACGCTCGCCGCGGTGCGCGCGCGACACAGCGAGCTGCGCGAGGCCGAAGTGCAGATCGGGAAGATCGGCAAGCGCCTCGAGGCGGCGCAGGGTGCGGCTGAGATGCGACGGCTCGAGCTTGGCAAGGCGCTGGTCGCGGCGCGTGAGCTATGGCCGAGCTCGCGCGCGATGATGGGCGGCGCGCGCGGCCCGGGCGGCGTGACATGGCTCGAGTGGCTTGCGAGCGAAGGCATCGCCGAGTCGACGGCCGACCGCTACATGAAATCGGCCGGTTGGACCCCAAGCCTCACCACGGTGACGGAGCCCGATACCCAACCTCGCGAAACACCGACGGCGCTACACGTCGTCCGACCGCCGGACGGGCCCGACTTCGACCCCGTGCCCCAGCCGCGCGCCGCGCTACCTCGCCCCGGCTTCGAGCTGCGGCTCGGCGACTGGCACTCCGTGCTGATCGACGCCGGCATGGTCGACGTGCTGATCACCGACCACCCGTACGGCGCGCGGACGCACAGCTCGGTGCGCGAGGGCGTGCGCGAGGACGGCTACGCGATCGAGGGCCTGGCGCCCGAGTACACGCACTGGACCGCGGCCGACGTCATGCACTTCGCGCAGCACTGGTCGCCGCGCACCCGCGGATGGATGGTCGCGCTGTGCTCGCATGACCTGATCCCGGCGTGGGAGACGGCGTACGAGGCGGTCGGTCGCTATGGCTTCGCGCCCGTGCCGTGCGTGATCAACGGGATGTCCGTGCGGCTCGGCGGCGACGGCCCGTCGAGCTGGACGGTCTACGCGATGGTTGGCCGCCCGCGCACCGGAGAGTTCTCGCGCTGGGGCACGCTGCCCGGCGCGTACACCGGCGGACGCGAGCCCGGATCCGAGGGTGGACGCGGCAAGCCCAGCTGGCTGATGCGCGCGATCGTCGGCCACTACTCGCGGTCCGGTGACCTGGTCTGCGATCCGCTGGCCGGCTACGGCGCAACCCTGATCGCGGCGCTCGACGAGGGCCGGCGCTGCATCGGCGCCGAGATCGACCACGCAGCATTCGACGAAGCACACCGCCGCGCGGCTCGCCCGCGCGCAACCGACGACACCAGCAGTACCTGACCCACGAAAGGAACCGTCACCATGGCAAAAGCAGAACAGGCCGGGCTACCCGGCATCCCGCAAGCGCCGAAGCGCAAGGTCATCGAGGCCCTCGAGGATCTCTGCATCAAGCGCGACAAGCTCGCTGGCAAGCGCACCGCGATCAGCGACCAAGTCGCCGGGATGGGCGCCGAGATCCAGGCGAAGCTCGTCGAGCTCAAGCTCGAGCTCTACACGTACGAGGACGACAACGGCGTCCTACAGGACGTGTTCGCCGAGGCGAAGCTCAAGAAGCACAAGAGCAAGCTCAATCCGAAGAAGGCGAAGAAGGAAGACGAGTAGCATGCCGGAGCGCCGCTTCATCGAGGCCGGCTCGCTGCCCTCGTCGATGCACCGCGAGCGAGCCGACGCCGATCGCCCGCGCCTTCGCTGCCGCAACACCATCGAGCTCGACGGCATGGTGTATCGCTGCTGGCGCGAGCACGTCGACGGGATTCACGATGCATTCGCGACGCATGATGACGGCGGGCTGGTGCGCTGGTGATTCGACGCGACGAGAGCGGCTGGGCGTCAGGTGCCGGCGAGCCGTATCCGATGCCGGACGATGCGCCGGGCGCCGTGGTCGCGTGCTGCGCTCGCTACGTGCACGGCGACGGAACGCACGACCTCGACTGCTCGACGCTCGCGCCCGCGCGCAAGCCCAAGCGCAAGAAGTCGACGAGTCCGACGGCGCGCACGCTCGCTGAATGCCGCAAGCGAGGGCTCATCGCCCAGGTCGTGGAGAAGTGGAACCCGCACGCCCGCATCCGTCAGGACCTGTTCGGTGTGATCGATCTGCTGGCGATCTTGCCGCCCAGCAACCTAGGTCCCGGATCGATCCTCGGAATCCAAGCCTGCGCTGGCGGCGATCACGCCACGCGGCGCGACAAGATCTTGGCCGAGCCGCGCGCCGCTGCCTGGATTCGAAGTGGCGGCCGGCTCGAGCTGTGGTCCTGGAGCAAGCGTGGCGACCGCGGCGCGCGCAAGCTGTGGACGCTGCGGGTCGAGGCGTTCACGGCCGAGAGCTGGAGCGCCGCATGAGCAGCATGCGCTGCCAAGAGCCAGGCTGGCGCCGCATCGGTCGCATCGACGCACCCGAGCGTCGCTCGCTGTGGATCCGCGAGTCGCGCGACGTCATCGAGCTCTGTGCCGGCCGCGAGGGCGACGATGCATACGTGCGAATCACGCCCGACAATCCGCAGTGGCACGACCTCAGCGACGTGCTGTCCCGCGCGCGGTTCGCAGCGGAGTACGAGGACGATGACGGGCTGACCTTGGAGCGTGAGGCGATGATTCGCGGCGAGGCGGTCGAGTGAGCACCGAGCGCGACCCAGTGTTCGGGTGCGAGCTGGTCACGAGCCGGCTCGACAAGGACGGGTACGGCTTCCATGGGAAGAGCCGCGCACACATCGTCGCGTGGGAGCGGGGGCGCGGGCCGATCGCGGATGGCCTCGAGCTCGACCACCTGTGCCGGCGCCGTGCATGCGTCGCGCTCCACCACCTCGAGCTCGTCACGCGATCGGAGAACGAGCTCCGCAAGAGCTGGAGGTACCGCGCGAGGCGAGTGCTATGCCCGCGTGGTCACGCGCTCGCCGATCACGGCGTTGTTACACCAACCGGCGGCCGCGTCTGTCGCCAGTGCAATCGAGACGCAGAAGCGAGCGGCACATGAACAAGCTCACGTCGGACCAAGTCGCGTTCATCGAAGCGCAGGCCAAGGCGATCCGCAACCAGGGCGCGAAGGGCCCGCCGATGACGGCGCGAGCCGCCATGCAGCACCTCGCGCGCAATGCAGCCGATGGGACTGTTCGCGCTCTCGCACGCGCTCGGATCAGACAGGGCGAGCCGGTGCTGAGCGTCGGGCGACGGTTCGAGCGCGCGAATCCCGAGGCGGTCGGCCCGCGCTACGGCGACAAGCTCGCGAGGCGCATCGAGCGGCGTCGAGCGATCCGCGCGGCGAGCTACATCGAGCGCGTGATCGACAGGGTCCGCAAACGGAACGCCGACACGCGCGCGATGGCGTCGAACAGTCACGAAGCCCGTCGCGTGATTGACGAGGATCGCAGGCTCGAGCGAGCGAAGCGCTGAGGATCGGAGGCATCGTGTCGAGCACCCAGATCTCAATCCGCATGCCAGAAGCCGTCAAGCGCGTGGCGTACACAACGATCCCAGTTCGAGCTGGAGCAGGAGCATGGGGAGGGCCTCCCCCTTTCGGGGTGCCGGGGTCTCGGGCGTGCGCAGCTGATCGCGAGATTTCATGACGAAACGCTATAAAAAGACCGCTGTAGAGACGAAACCGACCATCGAGAGCGTCCTGGACGACTCGATCGCGACGCTCGAGCTCGGTTTGCGCCACCTCCGCGCCGAAATCGGCCTGATCGCGGCCGGTAAGGCGAAGAAATCGAAGTACGACCCCGCCTCCCGGATCGCCTTCCTCTCTGGCGGCGTCGGCCGCATCGTCGATTCGCTGCGGAAGATCGAATCCGCGCGCGCCAAGCGCTTCGACGAACTCACCCAGGCGCTCGTGATGGCCTGGCTACGTCAGCTCGACTCCACCGAGCGCATCAACTTCCTTCGCGAGGCGTCGCAGATCGACGCCAGAAAGAGCGGCCTCGCATGACCTACAAGCTCACCATCCGCACATCGCCTGGCGCCCTGATCGCCGCTGAGTACGAGTGTCCGTTGCACGGACGGTTCGCGCGCGACGTGCCGCGCCTGGAGAACGGCGACCCGCCCGAGCAGGTCGCGTGCGGCGCGCCGGTATCGCTCGGCCCGGGTCGGGCCACATGGCGCTGCGGCAAGGTGTCGCCGCATGTCATCTCCGCGTCCGGCATCGCCCGCGTCCGCAAGGTCGAAGCTCACCGCGGCGGCTACCAGAGGCCCGAGTTCGAGACCTGGACCAACACCGAGAACCTCGGCGAGGGGCAGGACCTCGACGACTGGAAAGACGATCGCGCCAAGGTGTGGGAGCGCGAGCGCGAGCGCCAGGCGATGGAGATGGCCCGTGAGCTCTAGCCCGAAACTGGTCGGTCGCGCTGTTCGTCGCTCCGGCGCGACGCTGTGGCTCGACGCGCTCTGTGTTAACGGCGAGCATGACCTCAGGAAGGGCGATGTCCTCGCGGCGTCCCACATGAACGACGGCGCTCCGCCGCTGCGCAACGGTCGGCTCGTGGTCGCCGCCGTCTATCGGGATGGCCACATCGACGCCACGTCACTGGACGCGATCGCGGGGTTCGTGGTCGACCCGGCATACGGTGACTGGCTCTATCTCGTCGATGAACCTTCCGTCGAGTCGCGCATCGCGGATCTCGCGCGCCAGATCCACGCGATCGGCGGGACCCCCGGCGCGCTACCGCTCGGCCAGTCGTTCGCGCTCAACGGCAGCTGGCGCGTCTACTTCAACCGCCACGGCGCCGCCGACAGACCATGGTGCGTCGCGCCTGATGCCGGCGGGTGGGAGGTGGCGGTCACCAGCGTCGGAATCTTCGGCACCGCGGTCACCGCCTACTTCCCGAAGGCCACGCCCGACGACGAGGACGGCCGGCCGAGCGCATGGATTGCCGTCGACGGACACCTCACCGTGCGCGACAGCGGGCACGCGTCGATAGAGGCGCGATGACCGCCTACCGCGAGGCGCTCCCCGCTGACCTGCCCTTCGCGATCGGCACCTGGTCGAGCAACTACAAGAACTCGCACTACGCGGGCATCGTCCAGACCGAGGACTGGCCCGACGTCATGCACGCGGCGATCGGGAAGATCCTGGCGCGGCCGACTACCCGCACGATCGTCGCGTTCGAACCGCCGGCCTTCCTCTACGGCTTCATCGCCGGCGAGCTCGCCGATACGATGCCGGTCGTGCACTGGATCTACGTCAAGAGCCCGTATCGCAAGGCCGGCATCGCACGCGGGCTGTTCGCAGCGCTCGGCGTCGACCCGGCCCGCGAGTTCCTCTACACGTGCCGGACGATCGCGTGTGTCCGGCTCGCGGACAAAATCCCGCTGGCCAGGTTCACCCCGGGCGCGGCACGATACGCGAACTACCTCGAGCACAGGAGCGACTATGGCCGATGAACAACGCAAGAATCCCCAGCCCGCGGCGCGCCCCGCCGGGCCCGAGCCCATCCACGTGCGCGAGCTGCGGGCCCGGCGCGAGGACGATCGCATCCCGGCGCCCGGGCGCTCGAACATCCTCCAGGCCGGGCGCCGGCAGAGCGGTGACACGATCCTGATCCAGTACGAGCCCTGGCAGCGACACCACCGCGTGCGCGAGATCGGCGAGGACGGCAAGGTCAAGACGGAGGTCTGCATCCCGGAGGGCTGGGTCGCGTACACGCCGGCCGCCGACGAGGCCTGATGCCAAGGCGACCGCGCGGCGCGCCGCACTCCAAGGTGAGGGCCGAGCGGCGCGTGCTGTCGCCTGACGAGCTCTGGGCCGGTGGGATCCGCGAGCGCATCATTGGCGATTCCCACCCGTTCCAGGGTGACGCGCTCGTCGATCCATCGCGCCGCGTCGCCATTCTCGGCGGCCGCGGCGGCGCTAAGACGACGACGCTGCGCGGCCGCGCCGCCTTGAAGGTCACGTCGATCCGCAAGGCCGAGATCCTGTACTTCGCCCGGACCGACGAGCACGCCAAGAAGCTCTACTGGGACAAGTTGCAGGAGATGAACGAGCACTACCAGCTCGAGCTCCGCTTCAAGGAGAGCGACCAGACGGCGACCTGCCGTCGCACCGGTGGCGTCATCACGATCAAGGGGATGAACACCGACGCGGACATCGAGGTCCACCGCGGCTACCCGTTCAACGAGGTCCAGGTCGACGAGGGCGCGCTGCATCCGCCGGAGCGGGTCGCGAAGCTGTTCTATCAGATCGTCGGCCCGCGCCTCGGCGAGCGACAGGGCTGCATCGTGATCGCCGGCTCCGCAGGCTTCGACCTGAAGGGCGACTTCTACCTCGCCACACACCCGGGCTCGGCGAAGCACGCGCCGTACGCCGATCGCGACAAGCCGGGCTTCGAGCGCAAGCTGTGGTCCTCGCACTATTGGACCGCGAAGATGGTCTACGAGCTGCCGAACGCGCGGAAGCTCTACCCGGCGATCGTCGCGAACTGGGAGGAAGCGCTCGTCGAAAAGCACGAGAACCAGTGGTCGGACGACAACCCGATCTGGCTCCGCGAGTACCTGGCGCAGTGGGCCGCCGACGATACGAACATGGTGTTCCACTACCGAGCCGAGGTGGGCGGCCTGCCGTGGAACCAGTGGGACCCGTTCGACGGCAAGAAGATCGAGGGCGTTCAGGGGCTTGAGATCGCGATCGCCAAGCTCCGCGCGATGGGCTTCACCGACCTGCGCTTCGTCTACAGCGGAGACATGGGGACGGCGCTCCCTTACGCGCTGAACATCTTCGCGTTCTCACCGCGCGACCCCAAGCGCGGCATCTGGCACGTGATGTTCTTCGAGCGCACGGGCATGCACGCGCGGCCGATCGCCGAGCTCCACCTCGGGGTCGAGGCGACGGAGCGCGCCTTCCTGCACCAGCAAGCCGAGCCGCTCGGCGGGGCGATGGGGATCACCGGGTGGCCCGACGGCCAAGTGATGGACACCGACCTCGCCACGCTCGGCGAGCTCACGAACACGTACGGCATCCCGTACAAGAAGGCGGAGAAGAATCCGCACTACAAGAAGGGCGCGATCGAGCTGGTGAACGGCAACCTGATCGATGGCCGCATCCACGCGATCAGGGGCTCGCCACTCGAGGGCCAGCTCACCTCGCTGCAGTGGCGCGAGAACCGCTTTGGTCACGTCGAAGAAGATCAGCGCCAGCCATCACATAGCTCCGATACCCTGGTGTACGGCAACCAGGCGATCGCGGGCCTCTTCGAGAGCGGGGCTGTGGCGCAGGAAACCTCGCCAAGTCCGGGCGCCGGACAGACCGTCCGCCGCCCGGACGCACCTGCCGATCCCGGCCCCGCCGGCGGATCCGCATTGACGGTCTCGAATCGCTATGTCGATCCTTGGGGCAACCTGTGACCGCCAAGGATGCCGCAGAGCTACTCGACGTGATCGCGAATCGCGCCAAGGGACTGCGCGATCTCGGGCTGCGGCGGGTTGAGCTCGGCGGCGGGGTCGCCTTCACGCTGGCCGAGCCCGAGCCCGCAGGCGCGGGCGGCGGCGCAGCCCCGCCCGATGACGAAGCGCCGCGCGACGCGCTCGAGGATCCCGAGACATTCGGCATCCGCGGACCCGAGGCGCCGCGCCGCGTGCCCCGCCGGGCCCGAACCCCGTTGATGGAGCCCGGCTCGTGATCGACGCGAGCCTCTGGTACGAGGCCGACGAGGACGTGCACAAGCACGTGTTCAACTTCGTGTCCCGCGTCGAGCAAGAGCAGGGCGGTATCTACGACCGGCTACTCACCCTCGAGAGCCTCTACGACAAGCACTCGCCCGACGGCAGCCTCGCCGGCGACCCGCGCGGCGCCGCCGACATGCTGAACGACATGGCGGAGAACGTCGTGGCGTCCAACGTGGACACCACGTACGCCGCGGTCGCGACGGCCGAGATCCGCGCGCGCTTCCTGACCAACGACGCCGATTGGTCGACGCAGCGCCGCGCGAAGAAGATGGAGCTCTACTCCGAGGGCCTCGGCAAGCAGCTCGAGCTCCACCGGAAGTGTCGCCTGGCGTTCAAGGAGGCGGCCAAGAAGGGCGTTGGCCTCGCGAAGGTCTACGCCGACCGCTGGGATGAGGTCACGGTCGAGCACGTCGCGATCGAGGATGTCGTGGTGCCGGACGAGGACAGCCGGAGCGGTGCGCCGCCGCTCCAGCTCCACCACGTGCAGCGCCACTATGACCGCGCGCGGCTCAAGGCCGAGTACCCCGAGGCCGCCGACGACATCGACCACACGTTCTCGGGCTCGATGCTCTCGACCGACGTGCGCTCCGAGCCTTCGGCCGGGCAGTGGGTCAAGACGAAGATCGTCGTGATCGAGTCGATCCGGCTACCGATCGGCAAGCGGCCGCCGGCGCCGAAGAAGGGCGAAAAGGTCAAGAAGGCGAACCGCCACGGCGCGCGCTACGTGCCCGGCCGCCGGACGATCACGATCGCGAACCGGACGCTCCTCGACGAGCCCTACCACAAGCCCTACTACCCGTTCGCGACGATCGCCTGGTCGGATCGCAAGGGCAGCTTCTACGCGATCAGCGGCGCCGAGCGCATCGCCGGCATCCAGCGCGCGCTCAACAAGCGCAACTGGACGATCGAGCGGATGCTCCAGCAGAACGCTCACGTCACGACGTGGGTGCGGCCGGCCGACTTCGGCGCGCAGGGCAAGATGAACGACACGGGCAACTGGGTGCCGATCAAGGGCGAGTACCCCAAGACCGAGACGCCGCCGGCGGTGCACCCGCAGCTCCTCAACAGCCGGGCCGACCTCAAGCAGTCGGCCTTCGAGGAGTTCGGCCAGAACCAGGCCGCGAGCCACGGCTCGATCCCCGCCGGCCTCGAGACCGGCGCCGCGGTGCGCGAGGCGGTGCAGGCGCGGACCCAGCGCTTTGCCCCGCAAGAGGCCGACTTCGAGCGCTTGGTGCTCGACGCGGTCTGGCTCTTGATCGACGCCTGCAAGGACCTCGGCGACGCCGCGCCCGAGGTGATCGAGAGCCGGTGGAAGAAGCCGATCAAGTGGGGCGAGGTCGACATGGGCCAGGTGAAGATCCAGATCGAGGCCGCGTCGACGCTGCCGCGCTCCGCCGCCGGCCGCGAGCAGACGATCCTCGAATGGGCGCAGGCCGGCGTCATCTCGACCGACAGCTTCCGGCGCCTGTCCGAGCACCCCGACCTCGAGCGCGAACTCAGCATGTACACGGGCGCCCTGGACTCGATCGATCAGCAGATCGAGGTCATCCTGGACGGGGGGATCTCCACCCCCGAGCCGTTCGACAACCTGAAGATGATCGAGTGGCGCGCGACCGCGACGTTCCACAACGTGCGGATCGCCGGCGCGCCCGAGCAGGTGCTCGAGAACCTGCGCGACTACATCTCGCAGGCCGCGTGGATCTCCTCGCAACAACAGGCACAAAACGAGAATGCAATGGCCGGCGCGCAGCCGGGCATGATGCCGGGCGCGGTGCCGCCGGCGCAGGGCGATATCAACGGTCCGCCGGCCGGACAGCCGCCCGCGGCCGCGCTGTCCAACCAGGCGATGCAGCTCCGGCCGTCCGCCGCGGCATGAAACGTGACGCTGGCGCACGTCACACGGCTCGTGTAATCGTTTGTCCGCATGGCGGACGAAGCCGAGACCGACAGCCCAGCCCCAGGCGGCGCGGCTGTCGGCGCGCCCGCGGACGACGATGCCTCCCTGCTGGCCGAGCTCGAAGCCGATCAGGGCGCCGCGGGTGGTGGCAAGCCGGCAGCGAAGCCGAGCAAGGCTGCCAAGTCCGCGCCCGTCGACGACGATGCGGACGATGGCGATGTGGCCGACGATGCCACCCCGAGCGACGATCCGGCCGACGATGTCGAAGATGATGACGACGGCGAGCCGACCGAGGATCCCGACGACGAGGATGACGCGCTCGCCGCGGCCGCAGCCAAGGATCCCGAGCTCGCCAAGCGCCTCGCTGCGGTCCGCCGCACCGAGCAGCGCCAGCGCGAGCAGCTGACCCGCGATCGCGCCGCGTTCGATGGCGAACGCGCACAGTGGAAGTCGCAGCAGCAGGGCTCGACCGATGGGCAGAAGCGCTACGAGGCGCTAGTCTCGCGCGCGAAGCTCGACCCCGCCGGCGTGCTGGCCGAGCTCGGCGTCAGCGACGACGACATGGAGTACGCGGCGACGCAGGCCTACGCGCGCTCGAAGAAGGCGGCCGCCAACCCCGCCTACCGCGCCGCCGCCGAGCAGGCGCAGCGCCAGCGCGAGGCCGCCGAGAAGACGGCGGCGAACGAGAAGCGGATCGCTGACCTCGAGGCCAAGCTGACCGAGCGCGACCAACAGGCCGCCGTCCAGCGCGAGCTGGACACCTACTTCGGCCGCGCGCTCCGCAAGGTTGATGACACGACCCCGCGCACGAAGAAGCTGATCGCCACGAATCCCAAGCTCGCCCGCGCCGAGCTGGCCGCCACCGCGCTCGAGCTCGTGGAGAAGGGCAAGAAGTCGCTGCCCGAGATCAAGGCGAAGGAGCTGCTCGCGGCGCACGAGAAAAAGATCGCGCGCCGGCTCCGCATGTACGGCGTCGAGGATGCCGCCGCGCCAGCCGCGGACGATGCCGCGAAGTCCGCCACCAAGAAGCCGGCCGCCGCGGCCAAGTCCAACGGCAAGCCCGGCGCGAAGCCCGCGGACGCTGCCGCTGATACCGACGCCGACGAGACGGTCATCCCGTCCGCCGCCGACCTCGTGCGCGAACTCCAGTCCGCGCAACGCAACTGATTTTCCGCGGCGCGCCGTGCGCCGCTTGCCGCCCGCACCGAAGCCCATACCCGTCCTGCCGATAAGTCGACCGGCGAAAACCCGCTGAACGTCGCGCCACCTCGACCGAGGTGGTCCGGAAGGACTGGATATGACTGCAGGGGCAGCTGACAACACCACCGTCACGTTTGTTTTCAAGCGCCGGTACTCCGACGCGCAGGTCGCGATGGTCACGCAGCGTGACCACCCGACCTACACCTCCCTCTCGAAGATCCAGGGCCTCG